CCTTCTCATTGTCTTTTTGTTTTGGCTCATAAGTGTTTTCAAAAGCATAGTGGGTTGCCCCTTTTTCAGACGGTTCTCTTCTTTCGGCAATAGTAAAACTTACCCATCCATTTTTTTCAATAGCGTCTAAGTCTTCTTTTTTCATAGCACAATTAAATAGTTGACCATACTGCGTGGTTACTGCTTTGATGCTTGACACTAAATAGTTTTTTTCTTTTTTTTCTGACATTTTAATTTATTTATTTGTTATTAATTCGTTAATCCTTTTTTTATTCATTGATAATTCATCTATCTTTTGCTGAATAATTAATTTTTGGCTCTCTAAAAATTTAACCCTTTCTTTAAGTTCTTTTGCTGTAACCTTTTCTAACATTACTTTTTTAATCTTTTTATATTGTTCTTCCTCTTCTATGTATAACTCCATATATAAGTCATGGACTTTAAGATTGTGAATAACGGTGGCATGAGTCTTATTAGTTAAATAACCTATATCTTCTAATGTGTAAAAAAATATATACCTCATAATGTGGTAGTAATTTCTTCGAGCCTTAACTATTTGAGCATTTCTTTTTTTACTTATTATATCTCTCCACGTAACACCAAACTCATTTTTTAAAACACATTTAAGTTTCTCGTGCCTAGATTCTGTGATATTAATCCCATTTATAACTCTGTTAAGGTTTTCCTGTGTTCTTACCCTCTCTCTTTCCCTCATAACTAACTCTCGAAGTCGTACTCAATTAAATCCACAATTTCTTTTGTGTTTAGATTTGTAAAATTAGCAATCTTTTTTATATGGATGTATCGTAGTTTTACAGGTTCTGCTATATATCTATCAGCCGTTATCTCACATACATCTAAGATTCTACTAAACCTCGCCTTCGATATGCCATTAATTCTTAAAAACGCTTCTAACTCATTCCTTGAAGCCTTAACTCTTTCAAATTTTTCTTCTGTAGTTCTCATATTATTTATTATTTAATTATTGAATCTAGCTGTGTTTGGTCGCACAACTACTCTTTTTAATTGTTTAATGGAAACCTTAAACTTACTCACCTCTTCTGCATCTAACCTTTTCAACTCATTTCCACTTAGTAAATACATAATATCATCTTCAATAATTTCGCCTATAAATTGCTTACCATTCCAAACATTATAAACAAATGCTTTTGAGTGATTTTTGTAAATATTAACTGTTAAACATTCCATTTCTGAACATTTCTTGGTACTGGTCTTTTGGGTCTGTTTTGATTTCATTTTCTTTTAGTTTTATTATTAATTCTTCTGCCTCTAAACATGTTAAGGTCTCTGGGTTTCCATTCCACACGTACCCGCTTGTTATTTGTAAACCTTCAATGATGCCAATTTGGTATATGTTGCTTTTTTCAGCTTCGCCATCAAGTATATAGTCAATCCAATTATCATACTCATCATTCTTCATCTCTCATTTCATCCTTCCCAAACACTCCTTGCTCATAAAATCCCGTTAACTTTAGAACAACTCTACTCATAGCCCTCTTCTCAGCCATAGCGACTGGATATTTTTTGCCTCCCCCGATTAAATTGTTTGGGGAAGCTTCTCCAAAACTCATTGAGTTTTTAACTTCACTTCCAACCTTCATAGTTGCTGCGGCTCTTAACACACATATTCCCTTTTCAACATCTAAATTAATTACCTCATAAGCTAATGTAATATTATTTTTTGATACTATCTTGTCGATGCCAGTTCTCGTAATGGTAGCAAACCCTCTAGGGTCTTTATAAACATCCTCTTTAGATAAGCCATTTTCTCTGAAAAGCCGATTCAATATATCTTTTTTTGTTTCCGCAACAGGTTCTTTTACTTCTTTACTGCTTTTTACTTTTTTCATTTTAATTTTGTTTAGATTATTACTCATTTGATTTTGATTTTGTTGGTTAATAGTTTCTTGTGTTTCATTAATCATTTCCATTTTCTTTGCTTGAGCTTCGTGGTACATTTCTTTCTCTCGCATTTTCATAAATTCTTCTTTCATTTTCCCCATAGTTATTTAGTTTTAGTTGTTAAAGTCGACTGCAAACATACACAAAAAAACGAGACTACCAAACTTTTTAAAGGTTTTCTTTCTTTTTATATATAGTTTTATTATCTTTAGCTTAGTCTTTAGCTTTACCTTTGTCTTTAACTATAAGGGTATTAAATACCCTATGGATAGGGTATGGATAGGGTATGGATAGGGCTTAATTTTTTAAAGCCAAATAACTACTACAGAGGAAGTTCCTTTCATTAAAAATAATGTGTTAATCGTGCTACTTGCCCGCTTTTTTTATCGTGTAAAAATCCTTCTACTGCTTTTTGCGTACAAGAAAATCCTTTGCGGGAGTGCCAACTGTCTGGGGAAGATGGGCTTCTTAAATATTCAACAACAACCCCATTATAATCTTTTGCTTCTTGCCATTTCCATTTTATTTTATGATGTAAATGATGAACATAAAAATATCTATATTGTGTTTCTGCCCATAATTGAGGAGATTCTTGTGCCATTAAAAGTGGGAGTTGGTCAAGTTTTGCCCCATCCCCATGTTCAGTTCCTATTAAATTTAATCCATATCTATAATATTTACGATGAGCAACGCTTATATCAAAAGTAATATCAGATGCGTTTCTAAACCAAGCCTGTAATGCGTGAGCTAAATGAAACCCACTTTGATAATCGTGATTACTCATACTATGAACCACATCAACAGGGGCTATTTCCCTCAACCTTTCAACACAAGCTACATATAACGATAATGCTATCTCAAAATGCTCCCACCATTTACCAATGGAATCAACAAATGTGCCTTTCGTGGTAGTCCCATAAACGGAATCTGTGTGGAGCACATCATTTCCAATATCGAATTTAATTCTATCGACATTAAAACCAGAGGTTTTTTGTAATAATTCCTCCATCCCTTCCATTACCCGATTTACAGCAGTTTCACAGTCATAACCATCTCCCGTCTCTAATTCATTCGCATATTTACCTATATGAATATCAGCAGGATTAAAAATAAAAAGATGAGGTTTCCTCTCATCTTCTTTTCTTTTTGTGGGGAGATATGATGGTGAATGTTCTTTAATAAACTCATTAACTCGTGCAAATATTTTACCTTCATCTAACCCGTAATCTTCTTTTGTTACAACGCTAAAACGATATTCTCCTTTAGCAGATTGCCAATGCTTAACAGAGACTACATCTCTCTTCTCTATACCTCTTTCTTTAAGGTGTAAGTTTAAAGCTGTATTGTCGTTAATATTCTCTAATGTAGAAGCTCTCTCTTGATAAATAAACTCAACCTCTTCTGGGGACAGTCTTATTCTTCTGCCATATTTATCACTCATAATTTTAAGTTGTTGATTCCTACAAACATAAGAAAAAAACTAAACAATACAAATTAAAAGAGGGGCGGTTATTAACCGACCCCTCTTCAAAACTAAAACAATGAAAACCAATCAACCGAGAACGGCTGAAAGAGACACAAAGATAATTATTTTTCTTTCTTACAACATTCTTTATGCGGATTTTTTTCAAATACTGAAAACAATAACGGTAAGACTCCTATAAATGACAATCCTAAATTCATATAAGTAATTCCATTAACCCCTATATCTGCTGAGGCGGCTAAAACAAGAACCCCACTAACAGTTCTCTTACTACTCCATTTCCCTTTATTATCTTTAAACAACTCTAAAACAGCCTTCACTAATTCTGTAATTGGCTTGAGAGCTTGTCCGAACAATAATTTCTTAAACATATCTTATTTATTTCCTTTACCGAAATCACTCAAGGATTGCCCAAGCAATAAAGCCAAAAGACTATAATACAATTTTTCTATTTCATCAGGAGTCATCCAATTAATTTTGACTGCAATTATTGGGATGAATATTGAACCCATCGCAATCCAAAATTTTCTGCTTTTAAAAAACTTCTTTAATATTTCCATAATTTATTTATTTATTGGTTATTATCTATTTTTAATTATTACTTCTAATTCTTCAAAATTTTGCAAATCATACATCAATCTATAAAATGCTTTTCTGCTGTCCCCCACAAAATTAAATGCTCTTGTGTTTCCTAAGAGCAGACAACCTTTTGAGTTTTTGGGGAAATTTCCGACATGAATAAGAATTAAACTCCTGTCTGGCACATCAAGTATTTCTATGTGCTGATACTTGTATTTCCCACTCTCATCACCACTCCTTTTCCTAGCTTCATATACACCTTTCGGGATGCAAGATACACTTTTTTTGTTATCTTTCCACGTAAGCTCTAAAGTGTGCCCATAAAATTCTCCATTTAAGTATAATTTTCCTAAGACAGATTTATCGGTGAACTCATCTCTTATTATTAAAAGGGAGGCTTTCATTATCTGCCTTGACCTCGAGACTTCTTCTTATAGCCATTCTGACCCCTAGAAGAGTTCTTCGAGTGAACTCCTTTTCTTTTCTTTACAGACCTAACTCTAAGAGTAAAAGCACTTGGGTTAGCCATTATTTTTATTAAGCAGTTATTACTGTGTACTCTATATCACAAGCTGCCGTATTCGCATCAGCCGAAACCTTTGTAATGTCTGCAAAAGCTGCAAATACTACGCTTGAAGCAATAGCATCCATCTCATTATCCATTAGCATAAAACTCTCTCCCGCTTTTAATTTAATCCAGAACGTATCTCCTGCAGTTATTTGAAGAGTTATAAAGTTTGTGTCATCAAGATTTGTGATTCTAAAATATGCGTAATCATTTTTTACCCCTATCCCCTGCCCGTCCACAGTAGAGAAACTAAATATATCAGTAAAAGTCCCTTCTAGCGGAGCAATACTCATTATCCTTTGGTCAACTTGACCTTGAGTGCTAAATGTTTTATTTATACTGTTCCCGTACTGAACCCCATTTAAAGAAATGGTTTCTGTTATAGTTACTGTTAAGTCTGCTGCCGTTACTGTTGTTGCCATCTTATTTTATTTTTATATTATTATTCTTCTGGAATGTCGTATTCAGGTATTTCAAATCCTAAAGCTATAACCTTGTCATCCAACTCTTGTTGTGTATCACATTCAAAAGTATTGTGTAGTGTTTCTGTTTGCGTATCAAGTGGATATTGTCCATATAGGATTATCTCAATATCCCAAACTAATCTGTATTCTTTTGTTAAAATCATATCTTATTTTTATGCTATTCCTCCATCTGTAATTGTCCACAAATCACTAGCTATTAAATTTGCTCTTGCTGCTGCTGCTGTACCACCGCCTGTATATGTGCTACTTCCAAAATTAGCCGCAACTGAACTCACAGCACTTTGTGCATCCCACTCTATCAATAGTGCATCATAATTTGCAGTTGATAATGTTTGCCCATAAAGGAAATTAAACATATTGCTAACACCCGAAATATCCCAACCGCTAATATTTTGGTCAAAAGAAGAAGTAGCGGGGTCGGTTGATTTAATCATTTCCCTAAAAGAAGTTGCTGAACTTGTAGTCCATCCTCCAATATTTTGATTAAAAGCGTTACATCTATCTAGCATAGCTTGAAAAGTTGTAACATTACTGACATCCCAACTGCTAATATTCCCGTTGAAAATAGTATTATATTTGAAGCACTCCCTCATAGTAGTAACGCTTGAAGTATCCCAAGAAGAAATACCTGTACCAAGCCCTGTTAAAGAACTACAAGTTTGGAACATTCTGTAAAAAGATGTGGTAGTTATTGTTGGGGCGTCTGTTGCGTCAGATGTTAAATTACTACACCCCATAAAAGCATAACCTTGCGTTAAATTCATATCTCCCCATTGAGAAATATTCAAAATCTTTAACTTATCTCCACCATTATTAAATTTCCATCCTCTAATCGTGCCTGTAATTTGGATAGTATATGTTCCTGTTGCACTATAAAGATGAGTTATTTCTGCTTGGTTATAAGCTGTAATTGTATCTGTACTACTATCCCCCCAATCAACCGTAAAATTTATAGTTCCGTCATTAATTAAAGGTAATACAAATGTTTTTGTTGCTGAACCTGCGTTTTCAGTATTAATAGTAAAGGTAAAAGAAGTGTCTGCTGCTGCTGCTGCTGGTACTACCCCTCCACTTAAAGAGTGTCCTAATCCTAGTTTCATATCTTTATTTTTTTATATCACTATGCTGTGGCAGTTCCATCATGCTCTGTATATCCAATCCCAATACCACTTGTTAATGTAATCGCTGTAACTCTTAACAGTAGTGTTGACCCCGCAGCCATTGTTTGTGCATTAAGGCTTGTTATTCCTGAAGCGTCTCCAGCTATTGTAGCTATTACTGTTTCAACTGGGAAATAGATAGCGTAGTAGTCTTTTCCTGTTTGTGCATCAGCATTAGTAAAAACCTCTGTTCCCGTACCCTTGCCTAACATTTCAAATAGTAATGTGTTATCCGTATCGTATGTGCTCATTTTATTATTATTTAATTATTATTATTTTTTAATTTCTGAAATTTATATATTGTAAATACTATAGCTAAACTTAAAGATAAAAAAGTTAATATATCGTTAACCCCCGCTAAAGATATTCCTACAGCCCCTATATTTGCTGTTATTATTTGTACTGTATCTTTCATCATTATTCTCTTTCTTTCTAATTTATTATTATTCTAATTCGGGTGGTTCTGGCGTCCATTCTGCCCCACTTAAAACATTAAGTATCTCACTATGAGTATACTGTGTTTTTTCATCTAAAAAGCTGGGAGTATCTCCTGTAAATTTTACTAAGGTTTTTGTTTCATCAACTGAATACCTTAAAGTATTTGCTGATGTTTCCATTACCTCTGAAAAATCAACTGAGCCAACTTCTGAGCTTTCTATTATTACATATTTTCTATTATGGTATGTCATTATTATTTTATTTTAAGGTACATCTTCTACTATATCCCCACTTGCCATATTAGTCATTGTGCCATCATTACTATTAGTGCTATCATCTGAAATTGTTGGATATTCTGAAGTTCCATCTGGATCGCCATTTCTCCAATAACCTATTAAATCACTTTCCTCACTTAAATCTGTGGGCGCACCGCTATTATAAATAGCAGCTATTTCTACTGCTGATAATGCTGAACTAAATATTGAAATTTCATCTATATTCCCATCTAAATATCCTCCACTCCAATGAGAGTATTTAGCAATAGTAAAAATACTTGGCGTTCCTGCCCAAGTTCCAATACTCGTTCTTGTTGTTTCAGCAACACCATCTGCGTATGATATAAATTCATCTGCTGATTCACTCCAAGTATAAGCAGCATGATGCCAATTCCCATCATCTCCACTACCACCACCAAATGAAACAGCAGAATCATTTGAGCCACCTGCTCTCCGTGTTGAGTTTAGAACATCATAAGCGTAATATGATTGGAAATAGTTGTTTGCATCAACTTTAAACTCGAAAAAGTAACCTCCACTAATAGATGTGCCTTTAAACCAAAATGAAATACTACCTGTTGCTCCACTAATTACACTTGCAGCAACAGCTATGTCCATATAATCATCCACTCCATCAAAATCTAAGGAGTAAGTATTAGTAAATGATGCAGGTGGGGCTGCTGCAGCAAAACTATATGGGTTTGTTAATATTCCCATTACACTTGATACCCTATTAAAGTAACTTTTAATCCCTTTCCTACTATCACACTCCCTACAGTATCTATATTCATAGTAATCTCGCTATCATCTGCTAATGCAGAATCACTTATCACAACAGGTGTTGCTGCTGTTGTAGATGTCTTTTCTGAAATATCTATCGTTAGTAATGTAGAGAGAATTGTAGCCCCTGATTCTTCTATATCTACAGTTATAACTGCTCCTGTTGGGGCAGTATTTACACTTGCTCTAACATCAGTTAGTGTAAAAGCGTAGGGCATACGAAAAGTAATTTTTGCATCACCCGTTGTTAAATCTGTAGCTTCATCTGAAAGAGCAACAACAAAACTCTCAGTGTCTACTGCCCAACTTAAATTACCTGTTGAGTCTTTCCTTAAATGTGTAGAATTAGAAGCGAGAGAGAAATCTTTTGGGTTATGAAGATTTGCATTACTTAAATTTTTATGTTCGTTTGATGCCATAGTGTTTAAACGCTTTCTGTTTTTATTATTTTATATTACCACCAGCTTGGGGGGCAATAGTTTCTCCAACTATTATATCCACGCCATCCGCAATTAGAAATACTATCATAAAAGATAATGCCATGATTCTTATATGCTATAGAACCTGAAGGACGGTTACTATCGTAAGTGGGGTAAAGCCCAGACTGGTCATCTCCTTGAATGAAATCCATCATATCTTGCAAAAATACCTCTGCTTTCCTATATGTGCTTTGTTTATAATCATCTAATTCATTAGGGTCTACGGCAGTAGCAAACTCATCTATATTTGTAACAACCCCTGCACTTGTTGAGTTCATTTGTATCTCAATAATAACCTCAAATCTAACATACCAACAAAGACAAGGAACTAAAAAGTCATCCATCAATGTTTGATTATCAGCCGTAAGAGTGCCATTATTGTGCTGGGTTTTCAATTCTTCGTAGAACTTCACACCTAAAACTGATTTTAAATGTGCTAGTTCTGCAAGAACTATTGTATTATTTGAGATTAATGCTGGGTCAGTATTAGCGTTAGTAAAACTATTACTAATAACTTCTCCTGCTGTTGCTAATGGTATGTATTGTCTTACGTTTGCCATTTTTTATTTTTTTATTGCTCTACAGTTACCTCTTTAGTTTCATCAACCTCTCCATCTCCATCATCATCTCGTTGAGTTACTATAATCTCTCTATCTGCTATAAACATATCTCCATCTTCTAAATTTTCAAAATCCTCATCTAACAATTTCCTTTGCTCATTAATTGTTAGCACTTGCTTGACATCAATATCTGTAACAAAAGAGATAGGTGGCTCGTAGTGTATTAATAATTCAGAAGGCTCTATCCCCATCTCTCCCCAAAGAACCTTTCTTATTCCGTTTAAAATTAATTCAGAAGTATCTCTTACTACAGTCGTCATTACTAAATCGTATGCAATTCTAATTTCACTACCTGTGTTATTCATTTTCCCTGAACTAACTATACCACTTAATGCGGGTTGCCATCTGTTTGCTGTTATTATATTTTGGTCAGTTATTTTTTGTAAATCTAACCAACTGCCCTCTTGGTCATCTTTTATTATCTGAACATTTGCAGGAGATGTGTCTCCATTTTTAACTATAAATAATATCTTTCCATTATTGCCATTCCCAACAAATTTCTCTTGTGCTTCACGCACCATTTTTTGTGCTTCCTCCTCTCCCATGTCTCCACTTATCTCAATGATAGCAGATGGTTGAAAGCCATTTTTAAATTTTGTATGATTCCATTTCCCAATTTCATAATCTACAGCTATATGTTCTAGTGCGGCAACATAATCAGGTAGCCCATAATAATTAAACATTGGTTCATAGTCTTTGTAATGTACAACAAATCTGCTAGAGCTAATTCTTGGGTAGACAGGAACAACTTGCATCTTATCTCTTTGAGATGGATAATTTGCCCAATCTGGATGGATATATACTTCTTTTTTGCTTTTACCCATTCTAACAGTAGTCGCATCTAAATGATATAGATTCACACCGCCCTCATACACTACCCCTTCTAAATAAGCATTACCAAATGTGTAATAATCATCTGCTAATTTCTTAAACACTTCACGTAAACTTTCTCCATTAGCGTTTACATCCCTAATATATTCTTTTAATTTTTCGTTCTCAGTTACGAATTTAGCACCACTTGTGAAAATAGTTTTCTGTGCCAACACACTTCTCTGTGTGCTTGATTGCCTCTTTAATTCTGCTAAATATTGTGGAAAGAGATTGTTACTCCCGAAAGGAATAAATTTTGTTCTTACTCTTGATAAGTCTTGTGGCTCTTCTACACCAGATGGAGTGCATAATTCAAAAAGCCCAAACTGAAAAACATCTTTCTTTGTCTTATTCGTCTGTATTTTCGTCTGTACTTGTTTCTTTACTGCTTTCCTTTTTGGTGCTAACTTTGGCTGCTTTTTCATTTTTCGGTTTTCTGGTTGATATTTTTTCGACATGAGAAGTTAATCCTAAATCTTCATAAGCGTATGCCAACTCTTCCTGAGTTGCTATTGCCCACTTAATCTTAACACCATCCTTGTAAGTTGTCCCAGATGATAATTTTGCTTTATATTCTGCCATAACTGTATATATTTTTAGATGTGATAAATCCCCCACATTACCATTACAATCACACATTATTAAAAGATATAAAGCAAGGGGAAAATCCCCTCGCTATATCTTATTTTCTACTATGTAGTTGTTGCTGTTAATGCTGAAGTATCAACTGTTAACACGCCAGTAACATATTCTCTTGGTAACTCGAATTGTCTTGCCATTAAATTAACAGTAATCCCATTCTCATCAGAATACGCAGCACCACTTCCACCTTCCATACTAGCTAGTTGTGCGTAAGTTTGATTCTTGCTTTGAACATCTTCATTTGCATACTTCTCACTAGCACCAATCACCCAGTTTTTACCATTTGTATCAACTGCTATTACCATCATACACGCATTTAACATAGCTTGTAACTCATGATATTTCGCTTCGCCTGTTTTTGGTAAATTAAAAGATAAGCCACACTCAAAAGCAGTCGAGCCATTTTCTTTCGTTGCATTTACCGTTAATGCAGGAGTTTCATTTTTAAACTCATACACAAACCAATCAGCGTCTACACCTCCAGTATCTTTAATACTTGTTATACTATGCTTACCAACAGCATTGTCATAAAGAACAACATCACCAGTTGCCCACTCTCTAAGTATAATTTGAGAGATACCACCAGTTGCTTGTAAGTCAGTACAGCCTATACCTAAACCTGTATCTATTGCCATAATTTTATTATTTAAAAGTTATTTAAAAGTAATTAAGAGAGGGCTTGCGCCCCCTCTATCATTACATTATTATTATACTGTTACGATTCCCCATT